GTCGTCGTGGCCGGAGGTGCGCCGCCGGTCGGCTGAGTGACCGTTCCGCCGGCGGCCGGTGTCGGTGGTGCCGGAACCAACAGGCCTTTGGCCGTCTGGAGCGCTTCAACGCGGGCATTCCAATCGCCCGTGCTCGACAGCCGTTCGACCGCCGCGCGCTGGGCCTCGGGAACGCCAGCGAGGTCTCGCTGATACTGTCCCTGAAACGCCGCTTCGTACTGATCGACCTTCGCCGCCCTCGTGCCGAGTTCGGTCAGTTTCCTGTCCCGGTCGGCGAGTTCCAGCGTCAGGCGCTCCGTGTCGGCGAGTTTGCCGCGCTCGATGCCCAAGAGCTTCTGCTCCAGTTCGTCGGCTCGTCGCTTCTCCGTAGCCTGCGCCTCTCGAAGCTGCCGTATCACACTGTTGTTCTCCGCATTGGGATCGCCTGCGGGCGGCGTGGTCGGAACGATAGGATCTTCGGGCATCTCAAACTCCTGCGCACAGTCTCCGCTATTGGTTCAGGTCAGCGGGCAACCCGTTGGCACAAACAAAAGTCGCTTTGCATGGCAGATTGGTTACTGCCCGGTGTTTGGCTACTACCGCAAGGAGGGTTCACCACTTTATGCCTCTGGCGTTCCTTCCAGGTCAGCATCTTATCGCGTCAAGCCGATGCAAATCTCTATGCCCGTTCGGGCCAGTGCCATGTATCGAAAGGATGCAGTCCACTTTCATCGTTGAACATCACGAGTTGCCTGCTAGAAACCGATCCGTCTGGATTGAAGACAGCTAAATTTACAAGGCTGTCCTCTCCGTCGCGAGGCTTGTCAATCACATGGGCGACAATCGCCGCCAAGTGCTTTCCGCAATGCGCCGCGGAAACGTAGTGAACAACCCTGCCAACAGTCAAACCTTCCATCAGTCCTCCTCCATAAAACCGTAGTATTTCAGTTGGCCTTCCGGAACTGCTTCCGGGTCCGGTCGCTTCGAGACGAACTGATCTTCCGGCATTGAGGCCAGAATAGAAATTGTTGCGCACAAACAATTCGGATGGCCGGGCGGGACGTTGGAGGGTTCGTAATTCCCCTCGCCTAATCCGTCGCTGTCGTCGCTCGCCCAAATATCGCAAATGTCTACGCGCGGATGGCTTGGAGAGAGCCGCCATCCTATCGCGCTGATCCACGGGTGCAGGTTCCCGCTCTGGTCAGTAGCACTTGCGATGTGGCCTTCCCGGTAAGCCTGGTTGATCTCGGTGCGGGCGATCCTCATCGCCTTGTAGCGCACGTTATCGACGCCGGATTGCTCCAGGGTCGGCGCCATCGCCTTCGCCATGTTGCGAGCGCTCTGGCCGGTCGCCACGCCTTTTGCGACGATCTCCTGCAGTTCCGTCCGTGCCGCCCTGTCGAGGTTGTAGAGCCTCTGCGACAGGTTCAGGCCGTCGCGGAAGGTGCGGGCGTAAAGCCTTTCCAAAACCTCCTGCGGGACGACGCCAAACTGTACGCCGGGAACCACGATTGGCGCGCCTCGCTGGACGATGGCCGCCGATAGCTGCTCCAGGGTCAGACCTTCCGGGTTCGTGACGAGCGTTTCCACGATGTCGGCTTCACGCTGGATAGCGGTGCTCGCACCCTGCAAAATCCCTGCGTCCAGATCCTGTCGGTACTGATCTCGAAACCTGTCCAGCGTCTCGTCGATGCTGTCAATCAGGTCACGCTGGTACCGCTGCTTCCGCAGGCCTGTCGGCACCGAAAGCATCTTCTGCCGCAGTTCTTCCGAGGTTCGGGCCAGCAGGCTCTCCAGCGCCATCACGGCGGCTCTGTCGTGTGCGAGTTGACGCTTCCGGCTCTCCTGCACGATGGCAAAGAAGGTTTGTGCCGGTGTCATTCAAATGCTCGTTGCGCCCGCGCCGCCTTCGATAGCCAAAACGTCTTTGCGTTCGGGTTCTGTGGTGTTCCGTCGGGAGACCAATAGGCCCGGTCGGCTCTCCCGTTCGCGCTATTAGATGCTACGACAAATGAACCTTTGCCGACCTTGACCTGCAATCCCCATCCGAAAAACGTGATACGATGTCCGAGCATAGACATCGGCGTAGGGCTGTTTAGCCTGCGCTTGCCGCTATAGGTGTTGAAGAAATCCCAGGCTTTCGCCCCTCTGTCCCATTGCGAAAGCTCAGGCCGCTCCCACCCACCGAACCACACGAACCATCTCCGCAGTCTTTTCCAAGGATTTTCAAGGCGACGAATAGCCTTTTCGTATCCCATATGCCCGGCGAACCGAAGGATAAAGTACGCCTCTTCTTCGGTCAATTCTTCGCGCTCCATAGCCTGCTTGATATTCATTGTCTCCGCCCTTCTCCATCAGGATTCGAACTATTTGCTATCCGGTCCGCCAATGCCGCGAAGTGTTTGCAACTGCTGCGACGCTGCCTGCACAGGATCGATGCCCGCGCCTCCCGTTCCCGGCGCCGCCTTCGGATCTGTTGCCGTCGGCGTCGCGGCGACGAGGGCGAGCATGTCAGCCTGCTTCTGCACCGCTTCGGCGGCCAGCCCTTCGGTCAAAGCGTCGATATCGTCGATACCCTCCAGCTTCGCAATCCTCTGGACGGCGCGGTCGTGCGTGAGGTATCCGCCCGCCTCCTCCTCCTGCGTGCGAGCTACGACGGCCGCCATCTCGTCCTGAGACAGCTGGAAATAGCTGGGCCACTGGATCTGCACGTCGAAAGTCTCTTCGTCGGTTACATCAACAGATCCGATCTCCTTGATCTTTCCAACGGTGGGGCCGTCCGTCAGATTGGTCAGCCCAATCGCGACTTTTTCGAGGAACTGGCAGATGCCGTTCTCCCCGTAGTTTTCTCTTTTCTCGTCGGTCAGTTCGATCAGCGGTCCGTACAGCTGCAGCATAACCGCCTCCGTCATGTTGCCCTTGTTGGTGAAATCTTCTTGGTTGACATCAACCGAACTGGCCGCGACGAGGATCTGCTGTCTGACATCTTTCGCGTACTCCATCATGGCCGGCCGTAGGTTGCCCTTCGCCTCCAGGATCGACACACCCGCGCCTTTCACAACCTCGCCTGTCTCCGGATCGACATCACTCTTGATCGAGATCGGCTCTCGGGGTTTCAACGCCCGATCTGCCTCCGATGCGGCGATATCGACATCCTTGTACACAAGGTTCGGCTCACTGTCGAACTGGTTGGAAACGTTCATCCCGCGATAGGTCGCGTTCACGTTGTCCCAGACGCGGTATAGATCCCACAGGTCGCCGATACCGAACGTGCCATCGACGTCGATATTCCGGATCGCCTGCAGCGGGATCAGGCCGAACGGGTTGGGCATCTCACTATCGATCTCCCACTTGCCGTACACATCTGGGTCGGTGCGATCATCCGCGACGACGGCCGCCATCTCGAAATACTTAAAGCCGCCAACGCTCTGATTGGCGAACATTGCCTGAATCGGCTTGTAGCGACGGAACGTTTCGTCCGTCCACTCCTCCCGATACATCATCCAGGTGCCGGTCGCGGTGTCCATGTAGGGGTACTGGACACGCGCCATCAGGAGGTCTTCGCGGTCGTGCGGATCGTAGAACAGCCTGCACTCGTCGACCGGCGACAGGATCTGAAACCGCAGTTTCCGCTTCGGCGCTGTCCCGTCGTAGGAGAACTTGAGAACGATCCCGCCCTGCAGCCCGCCCTTCTCCGCCGCCGCCCGCATCCGCGCCCGCATCCTGTTCTCCACCCAGGCGTTTCGCAGGTAGGTCTGCAGATCCGGATTGTCCGACGTGTTGATCTGGATCGGCTTGCCGAACAGCCAGCGCGCCGAGCGAACGACGATGGATTTCCCGAACGGCATACAGCGGGGATACGGTCCCCAGTCATCGACATTCCAGTCCGCGAAGTGCCACCACGGGTACGGCGTCAGCTGGTGGTACGCCTGCGCCTCAGCCGCTTGAATGCGGGCAGAACTGTAGCCGGGCGGTGACGCCTTGATTCCCAGCATCAGGGTCGCAGTCGCCTTGCGCCGTGCCTCACTGGACTCTGCAGGTTGTGTCGCGCTAGGCAAAGCCACCTTTGGTTCCTCTCCATCCGTCTGTTTTGCGATCACGACGCTCCGTCGATTCGTTAAAGGCGTCCGATGCGGCGTCTACGTCGTCATCTAGCTGGTCAGTTTCGTCTGCCTTAAAATCCCTGAGAACGCTCTTGAAAGCGTTTTGCCATGACAAATACGAAACGCTTCCCGTGTAGGGCCGCAGGCATTCCGGCAGGTCTTCATCGACCAAAAACACATTCCCAACGTTCACGGCTTCCTGAAAGCCCGTCGCCCTGGTCGCCTTCGATCCGGTCACCGGCTCAATCTTCGGCTTCCATTTCACGAACATCCGCTTCATTTGGTCGGCCTGATCTTTGCCGGCTTGCCCTGGATCTTGCGGAAGGTGCAGGATCACTCTCTGTGTCAGCAGTGCGGCCTGCCTGCCGAGATAAAAGTCACTGGCGAGCGTGATAACTTGTCGCACCCTCTCCGACCCCCACTGCCCGCGAATGACCGCCATAACGTAATAGGTGCCGTTCTTCGCCCGGCCCAGCATGACCATCGAGGTATGATCGCCGCCGTTCTCTGTCGCTGCAAGATCCCCCGCCAGACACACCGACTGCAAAACCGGCACATCTTCCGGCGCGATCCGCTCCAGCATAGAAACTTTGAAGAATACGCCGTCGGCACCTTCGACTTCATGCTGCGCTTCCCGCTTGAAAGATCCCAGCCCCCACTCGTTGATCTGCTTCTCGCAGGTCGCAATGCTCTGGCCTGCCCACGTCGCGGTCCCGGCCAAAATCCTGTAGAACTTGCCGCCGTCTTCCCTCGCCTCCGGTTCGACCTGAAGCCCATGAACTGCTGGCTCCATGAAGACAGGTTCGCGGTTGTGCAGGAAGTCCGCTTCCCCGCTCTGAAGCAGTCCGAACACGCCATCGGGCCGGATGAGGTTCTGAATCCCCAGCACCGCGCAGTCCGGAGATCCTGTCGGCAGGATCGAGGTCGTGATAATCCTGACCTTCTTCTCGACCGTCGCACGGCTGTCGTTCAGGTCGTCGATGTCGTCCAGAATAATCAAGTCGGGACGGTACTGATCGAGCTTCACGCCCCGGCTCGCCGCATCCAGCCCCAGTGCCGCGACGTTGAAACCGTTCGCCGTTCGCAGCAGATTGACTGTCCATCCTCGGCTGTTCCCGTAGTTGTTCAGAGCCCGCTCGACGCCGATACGCTCCAGATGTCCGCCGATCGCCTGGACATGCGGGTTCGCCTGCTTCTCCTGCGTACCGCTCACGTAGAGCACAAAGCGCCTGGACAACTTCACGCACGACCGAACGCACCCAAGTTCTCCAGTACTGCTCTTCGCTCCGCCTCTCGGCCATATCTCGATGCGCGGGCGAGGCTGATCCGATGGCTTCAGTGCATCGAACCACTCCCAGAGCCGAACATGCCGCTCCGCGAAAGGCGCGGTCGCCACATGCGGAAAATACTTTGCAAGCCACGGCTGCCATTCCAGTTCGCTGCCGGTAAGCGCTACCTCCAGAGGCTTGACGCCGGTTACAATCTCGGCCCGCTTTCGCAGTGCGTCACGGAGTTTCTTTTTCTCCGCCATCGGCAATGAGCGCCAGGAGTTCAGCAATCTCGGTGTCGATGTCGTGCTCATGCCTCTCCGTCGGTTTCCCCATGATCCGGTTGATCAGATACTCGTTCGCTTTGTAATCCCCAGCATCTGCCTGCTCGATCATGTTGTCAATGAGCTTCGGCAGATGGTCTGCAATCCGCTTTTCAGCGGCCGCAATCGGACGAGCAAACTTCTCTGATCTCGGTTTTCTGCCCGCTCCAGGTCTCGCGCCGCCAGTACCGGCCATTGAAAAACCCCTCTTAGAAATCAATGCTTTCAATCCGAATGGGCTGAAAACACGAAAACCCGCCCTCAGAATGCCTATGCTGGCACTCGAAGGACGGGTTGGTTCGACCGTCAAAATATGTAGTTGAGAAAAGCATACCACGCGAACGGTTATTTTGTCAAATTGAGATCAGAACAGCCGCAGCTGTCCTATGATCTCGATAATCCGTCTCGGTTTCGGCCTGGGCGCCATCGGCGTAACGGCAGCATAAAACAGCGTGTGTAGTTTCGAGCACCCTGGGCACCTGCCTCGAACGCTCAGCCCCTCAGTCGTCAGGGAGAGGCTCTGTTTGTGCAGCGTATTCGTGACGAGGAGACGGGCAGGCGTGAGGTCGCGAGTAGCAAGGATCTTGCCACATTCGCACCGCACCTCCGCGCCCGCCATCTCAGTCATCCTGCCGCCTCCGTCTGTTTCTCTGCCGCCCGATTCGCTTTGTTCTGTCGATGCACTTCCCGCCGGTCCTCCACACGGTTTGCCCGCCATAGCGCCCTGCGTTCCGTGTTTCGCAGCATCGTGGCCTCCATGCGGTCTACGGCGGACTGTATGCCATGGACGCGCTCCAGTGCCATCCTGGCTGTCTGTTCTGCCGCGAACAAGCAGGCGCAGGCAGTATCCCGTTCGGCCTGCGCCTGCTCATTCTGCGTGCGGGCTTCACGGAGGAGCGTGAGGGCGTCGGCGTAGGCGAGTTTCAGGTTCATCTCATCCCCCTCAGTTTTGCTATGCCTGCTTCATCGCGTTCGGAGGGAGGGAGGACAAGCAGGCCCCACGCCGCGAACAGTTCCGCCTCGTTGTGCAGATGGAGCGGGATTGGCTTGCCGGATCGCATCGTCCAGGCTCCGCCGTCGCAGTGGATATGTGAGGGTTTCAGCCCGCCCTCGAACCTGCGCTCTGTCATCATCGCCTTCGTGAAAGCTGCTGATCCCGTCCGAATCATCGCCTGGTAGCCATACGCCGCCTCCTCGCACAGGAACAACTC